CCAGTGCTATGGTTCTCTTCAATAATAATATTAGCTGTATTATCACTGGCAGTAATATGTAATGGCGCTTCCATGGCACGCTCACCTATACCTAAATTATTTTCTATTATAGCTGAACCCTTTACTTCTAAATCTTTATCAACAAATTGATTACCATCCATAGATAAAGCAACTTTCCATAAAGCGCCTTTACTCTTTTTATACAGTGTTAGTTGTTTATTGCTTTCCTGAGCAAATACCTGCTCTCCATCTCTCATTGCCCTTACTGCAGGAGAATGACTTATTGCGCTTTTCATATCTCCTGATGCTACAGAACTTTCCTTAGCATTCTGCACTCTTCTTATATCTCTATCAAGCGTTATTGGCATTACGACACTCTCTTTTGTATTTGCCTATATACAATTGATATATCATTAATATCAAATGTCTGTCCAGCTTCTTGCTGTGGTTTTAATCTAAACTGTATACTTTGACAGGATTGTATATTATCAGCTGTAAATGTAGCAACATCCCATGCGGTAGAATCATTTAAATCACCAGAGTGTGTTCCTGCTGGTGCAACATTTGAACCAGTAGAAAAATCACTCCAACTATCCTTGCCATCTATAGAATATTCTAATGGTGTTAATTGGTCATGACTTGATTTATAAGTGGCATATACTTTATATACTTTCTTTATATGCGATGGGTCGCCAAAATCTATATCTCTGGTAGTTATATTAATTTTAGCTTGATTAGCAGAAACATCGCTCCAATACCTTGTCTCAACTGTAGTTGAACCATCATAATAACAAAAGAAAAGATTACCCTGCCAGTCTGTAATGAAATTAGTATATTTCTTCTGGTCTTGAAATGCATTATTAGCAAAAATCCATGAACGTGTCTTAAAATCGTATATATAAGCATCACCACTACTAACCGAACCATTTGCCGCCACTCCACCATAATTAGCACTGGTATGGTCTGCGCCACTACAATCTTTCATTACTATCAATTGTTTACGGCGCTTCTCATAACCAACTATACTAAATCCTATAATATTAGAAGCGTACATAAAATCACTCCAAGAAGGAGGAAACAATGCATTAGCGCCACTGGTATCAGCTATTTTATTATCTATCAGATTTGTTATTTTACGACCATCATATAGATAGCATCCACTCTCATTAACCCAACATATACCATAGTCAGTGCGTGTAACAGCTGCTGGATGTTGGACACCATTATGTTTTATATTCTCTTCAAGAAACCAGTTGGTATCCGATGGAGATGATATATTAATAATCTGTACTGACTTCTGTTTAAACGCCAGTAATCTATCAGCATACTCTTCTAACTTTACATAGTTCTCGGCATCACCCTTTACAACATCAATAAAATTTGTTGATGGAAAAGTGTCAAATTTATTTGGCATACTATACATAACTCTATCACCATAAACCACAGGCTGACCTGTTTCTGAATTAATTATTTTTACATTAGCTATAAATGTGCGCCTATTGGTAACAACAGCTGTTTTCCATCCTTCATTTATACCTCCTAATGAAATCGAATCTATTGTAGGTGAATATCCATTAATTGTATCGTATGTATCTAAATTCTGTTTTAACGAATCAACAAGCTCAGTATATAATTCAGTTTCTCCAGCTCCGATATTATCAGCAAGTGGATTCCAACCAGTTAACCCTCCAACGTCACTTTCAGTTCTTTGCACATAGTCAGAGTCTAATGATGCTCTAGCTCCTTTTCTAAGACTTATATCTAGAAGTAAAGTCCAAGGTTCATCATCGCTACCGCTAGGCCTATAATATATTCTGCCACCACTTACTCGGTTTCCAAAATCTTTAATAGCTCTCACTCTTAATGTTAATCTATTACCAGCAGTTACTGTAAAGGTATTACTTGACGTTGGTATATATAATAATGATTCTTGATTATCATCATATATAAAACTTGTCGCTATCTGATAAGTATCTGCAATCCATGTGCTCGCGGTATCTGCTACCTCTATAAAACTTAAGTTAAAACCGGCTCCTGCTGTAGGATATAGCCCTGAACTTCCAGCTCCAGCAGTAGTATCAACAGCAGCTACTGTTGGCGCTGGGAGAGAATTTAATTCACTCTTAAAATCATGAATCGTATTTTGTATTAATACGTTATTAGATGTAGTATTCTCAAAATGTACACGCTCTATATATCCAAACCATCTAATTATAGAAGAATTCTCAAAATCAGTATCACAAGCTCTTATTGCATTATCAACAAAATAATATGATATCTTCGAGTCATTAGTAGCCAACATTGTATTGGTTCCGTCACTTCTTAAATTCATCTGGCTAACATCCCAAGCTGATGAACCCTGCGTTCTCTTCCATATATCTACAGTACCAGTAGCAGCATCTGCAAGAGCAACAAAGGTCTCCCCTATTACATGGCGTTTTATTACAGCTGAAGTATCTGCTTCTGAAACCGGAGATGGAGATATTTTTAAATTTTCAGTAGATGCTGAAAAAACTTTATAAAAACCATTATTTTTAGCAGTACCAGTTACAGATATTACACTTCCTACTGGAAACTTTGAATAAGCATTGCTGTCCTGAGTCTCTATTGTATTAGATGGAGCTTCATCTGCGGCAAAATCTATATTTGAACTACCGGTAATTTTATAACTAGAATTTTCCACTCCATAATCAGATTCAAATACCGCTAATCCATAACCTGAAGTTGCAGTAGCTGTCGCGTCAGCAATAGTACCCTCATACCCAGCTTCTCCTCCCCTAGTACGTATAGCGCCCTGCTTGTCTATCATTATATCTACACCATTAGCAAGCTCATTATCCTTCAAATCGCGTGGGTCTTTCAGGTTGTTTATACCGCCTGAAAAATTATTCATTGTATATGTTTGCTTAGGCACTACGCTGACCTCACTAAAAAGTCTTCCACTGTTCCTCTGCCAGCCATACTGTTATAGTACTTCTTCCAGTACTCAGCCTGACCTTCAGCGCTTGATGGTAATGGTTTAGGTATGCGTCTATAATGTAGGCGACACATCGCTATCTGTACTGCAACATTGGTCTCCAGTAGAAAATCCCAGTCTTCTTCCTTGGGGTCTACAAAATAGGATAGCTTAACCATAGTAGCATCAGACACTTTACGCATCAGGTCTTTACGATAATGCAAATAGTTCTTGCATATATCTACAGAGACCCATGGCTCGCATTGAAAAAGACCCCTAGCAGGCCCTTTTATCTGTTTTAGGTACTTATACCCGCTCTCTACCTTTCCAGTCTTATATACAAGCTCTGAGGCTTCCGGAGAGTATAAATCCATCTTCTTTAAAATGCGCTCTATAAGGTCTTTAACTTGCGACTGGTTCAGCATACTGTTCTATAAGCTCTTTTTAAGTTGACCAAGCCAAGCGTCATCCAGCTTTGTCTTGGTTGATTTAACATACTTATCAGCTAGGCTTAAAAACATCTCTTTCAAGAATGCTTCGCTAAGAAATGCCTTAGCTCCCTTAACTAATATGCCTCTGACAAACGGAATATATGCGGCTCCTCCCAGAGCTACAACTGTACCCAGTACTGCCTGCCAGTTATCTTTTAATAAATCCATGTTTTACCCTTTCGTAAATAGATAGCCAAATAAACTTGAGAATATAACAGACAGCATAGCACCTATGGCTCTAACGCCCGACATACTACTCTCTAACACTCTTACCCGACCATTCTGTTCTTTGATTAATACCTTTACTTCGTCCAGTGAATCTTTAATATGATGGATATCGGAACCCTGCTTAGCGCTCATTAATGTTAGTTCCTCCAGCCGTGACTGTACACCAGACCTGTAGCTTTCAACTTCCTTATGATTCATCGCTTTCTCCCGCCTTGACCACGATAACTCTTGAACTTTTTTTTGGTTCCTCGACCATTTCCTATTCTAGTTTTCTTCATCTTTTTCACTTACCATTTATCCTGCCCTTCATAAAATTCATATCATCACTGATATCATTTATTTCTTTCAGCATATCTTCATGACGCCTGTCCCTTGATTCATCTGAACGATTCCAGCGGTCTATAAGCTTTATAGTCATATTCTCTATTTCATGAAGTTTCTTCATTAAAGTCTTCTGCATAAAAACTATCTGCGCGGCAAACAGAATTATAATAACTCCTATCGCTCCATATTCTGCATACGTTTCCAACATCACTCACCGATGAACCTTTCGATTAAATCGTAATTCCTTACTGCTATAAACAACACCATTACGAAGACTGCTGGAGCCAGTAACGGTGACTTTACCTGACTTAGAATCAAAGAGTTGTCCCCAACTATTTTCAGAATCAATAGTGATTCTATTACCCACAATATTATGCTTAGTTGTCTCACTCATAACTCACACTTACATAGGCCATTGGTGTTGTATTTTGTAAATATTCCCCCGGAATAAAAGCAGTATTAATACCAGAATAATGGCCCAATATCTTTTTTCCGCTTTCTAAAAATATCTCTTTAGTCCCAGACCACGCCACACTATCATCTGTAATAAGGTAGGCATGGAAATAAGC